ATAGGAAGCCTCCAATATATTGCACCATTCGTAAGTAAAGCATGAAATAAGATTGCACGCCCTGGAATGCTTGCAATAGCAAAGACCACACAATCTTCAGTTTCTCCTTGATGTTCTCGTAAGTCATATAAATATTCTCTCCTTATTTTACAGTATATGGGTGGTATGTTAGCATTTAAATAAGACATTGCAAGTTAACATTTCCATCTTTTTCTTGCTTGTCTTAATCTAGAATTAGGGTCTTTTGCGGCATTAGGAAACATTTTCATTTGTCCTGCAGATCTAGCACAATATGATTTTCTTCTAGCTGCGTTTTTTGGACCGGGATTATCTTCAGTAACTGCTGTGCTTAATTTAGAACCAGGATTCATTCTTCTATAAGATTTTACACCAGCTTGAGTCATTCCTGCTCCAGCTTCTGTAGATCTAAAATTTTTTTTATTTCTTGCAGGCATACCGCCTTTTTCATAACCAACCATCATGCCAAGATTAGCCATTAATATTTTTGAATTTTTATTTTTATCTGATTCTTCTGTTTCTTCTTCAGAAGATAATCTAGCTCTTTGAGATTTTATATTTTTTTCTTTTATTGATGATCTATTTAAACTATATAGATCCTGAGCGTCATCGTAAAGGGAAGTACCAGTAAATTGCCTAGTTTTGTAAATAGGCATTGAAATTATTTATCTATAAATAAAGTAATAGTTAAAGCACTTGTATTATTTGTAACACCAATACCATCAATGATGCCTGTGCCATTTCTTTCAGCAAATAAAACTCCGTCTTCTGGAAGATTTAATGTTTCTGTTCCACCGGCTGGAACTTGAACTGGAACATAAACTTGTGTGTTAGTTGAACCACTTACAGTTGTAACATTTACTAAACCATTAATAATTGCAACGCCAGAACTTCCTGTAGATTGAATCATAAATCCTCTTAATCTTGTAGGACCTGTGAATAATACTGCATTAGATGAAGTACTTGCACATATGACTGGTTTTACATCTGATTTCATAAAAAGATTTTACCTTAAAAATACTGGGGCGTAAATACGCCCCAGTATATTAATTTCTTATACTCCTGGTGATCCGAAGATTCCTCTAGAATCAGAAAAGCCGAAGCTGTATCTTTCTCTAGCTTTAAATCTTACGTTACCAGTGTCAAAATCACCTTCAATCGCTGTTTTAATTGGCGATCTTACAAAGTGTTTTAAACCATTTGGAGCATCTGTCATAATGAAAAAAGCATCCGTGTCAGTTAAAAAATGATTAATTCTATAACCTTGTGGAACCATTCCCATATTCAATATCGCATTGATATCGTTCTTAGCGAACGCATTTGATCCGCCTGCTGTAGTTGATAAAGGTGTTCTAAGAATTCTCTCAGCAGTAAATTGTAATTCTTTTGGAAGAATTAATTTAGTACCTTGAAGAGCTATTTTTAGACCTCTTTCATCTACAAAAGCAGCAATGTCGATTAATGATTGCTCTAATGATGTTTCTGACAAATCGGCAGCAGTAGAAAGTATATTTCTATAAGTTCCACCGTTAGCTAATGGATGGTTTGAAGCACAAAGTGTAACTCCATCTCCACCTAATACACCGCTACCAGAAAAAGCGTTGTTTAGAACGTCAGCCGCAATCTGTTGTTTAGTTTGCGACATTGATCTAGCCAATGCTCTTGTGTATCTAGCTGCGAGTCTATCGTAAAGGTTATCTTCAATTGCTTCCTCAGTTATAGCAAATGCTAATGCAAATGTTTGGTGAGTATATCTTGAAGTATATGCTTCTGTAGCATCGTCAAATACTACTGGAGCGCCTTCACTTTTAGCTGACGCGCTTGCAAAACCTGATAACATTACTTCTTCTTCGAATGCTCGATCAGAAGTTTCTGTTATAAAGATTTCAGCATGCTCATTGTCATATCTATTATATTCCAGGCCGAATAGTGCATTCAATCCTGGCTCTAGTTCTTTAACTAGCTGCGAACGTGATATAGCCATATTTTATTCTCCTATTATAAGCCTGTTCCGCCTTGACGGAAAAAGTGATTGTTGATTCTAACAAGAACCGAAATATTAGACACATTAACATCGCTGTTAGATGGGTCTTGTGATATATCGATAGCTTGCACCATAAATGTTCCTACTGTACCAGAATTAGCAACATCAAGTTTCACTGATGAAATACCTGTTGCTGTGCTTCCTGTTACATTTGTTACGGAATAGTTTCTGAACAAATCTGCAACTGCAAAAACAGCGTTAGCTTTAACTTCAAAAACTGTATTCGGTGCATCTACTACTAAAGCGATGATATCGCTAGCAGCTATACTTCCAGGATAGTAATTTTTAAAAGTTGGTTTTTGTGTTGTTGGATCTGTATAAAAACAACCATTGAAAACGCCTACAGTTACATTACCATCATTTGCAATCGATCTAGTAATAGTTCCTGATGTTAGTGGTTGCACTAAATCACCTTGAAATATTGCAGTCGAGTTGTTTGATGCAATTCTGTAACGGTTTTGAGCGTTAATAAATGGGCTTCCGTTTAATTGTCGCGCTGGTTTTAAACCGTACGCTTCAGTTACGTTTGCCATATTTTATTTTCTCCATGTTAAGTTTTTATAAAGTGGTTGACCTTTGCCAAATAATTATGACTTACGTCCACCACCAAAAGTTACGCGAGATTGTCTATTAATATTAATAGGCATCTCCGGTCGTTGTTCCTTCATCAGATCGTTATCAATCGCGTTAATTCTATCTCGAGTAATTCCTCTAAAATATTCTGCGCGTGATCTTGCGATCTCTTCCGGTATCCTAGCCAACACTAGGCCAGCAACCCCGATCAACCCTGCGTATCTGCCGTCATGGATGACTGGATAATTATGTTCACCGGCAAGATTTTTAATCTCTTCGGATCTAACAAATACCCAACCTTCTCTCATTTTCTTCGATACATTTGCAGTATCTTGAAAACCCATTGACTCGACTCGTATCCATCTATGGATAAAGCCTTCTGGCGCAGGTGGTGCATCCAGAGATGATGGTGGCGTCCAAGGAGTATTCCTTGTTTGTTTACTTTCTTCAGACGCGCGTGAAGCTCTTTTATTTTTATCGCTCATACTAATTTGCCTCCTTCACGTATTTAGCGTACTCTTCTAGTGGCACCCCTAATTTTTTGGCAATAGCCACCTGTGATTTGGTGAGTCTCACAGTTCTTCGTCCTTGTTGTTTTCTTCCAGCGGAAGCAACAGTTTGGACTGGTTTGCGTTGTTCTTGTACAACGAACTTATGCGGAAAATTATTTCGCATACGCTTATCTATTTCATTATAATACTCATCGCTTTCAACTTCAATACCACTACCCACTAGGTCATCGTGTATTGTTATTGCAGCGTTTGCCATGACTCTGTCATCGGTAAACCAAGTATTTTTTTGAACCCACTTCTTAGCTTTTTCGCTAGGTTGTGGAATAACAGGTGTTTCTGCTTGTACTTTTGCCTGTTGGGCTTCAACTTGTCTTTGATCTTCTGATTGTTTAGATCTTAGAACACGATCAGCCATTTGCAACTTAGCTTTTTCTTTTTGAACAGCTAGTTGTGTAAGCTCATCGTTAGCCTCCATGATCTGATTAGGATCATTCGCTTCGATAGCTGATTTTAACTTAATTTTTACTTGTTCTCTTTGAGCATCTACTCTTGCTTCAAATTCTTTCAAGTAATTTTCATCAGCAGTATCAAATTTTTTCTCAGAGTCAGTATATTTTTTCTGTAACCCTTTTGCAAAATCTAAAGCAGCTTTTTCTCTTCTTTCTGCTTCTCTGTATCTACGAGTAAGTTTATCAATTCTCTTTTGAATTGATTCAGATATTTCTGAAAGATTATCCGTATCTACTTTTGCTTTTTCTTCAACATTAGGTTGAGCTTCAACTTGAGGTTTTTCTTCTTTAGTGTCCTCAATTTGTTCAATCTCAACTTTATCTTCTTTAGTCTTTACACTGTGGTCAACATAACCAAGATCAACTTCACCAACATTTAAGTTAGGAAGTTTAGACTCCTCTTGTTTACCTTCTACTTGAATTTCAGTTTCCTTAACATCATCCAAATCTAGATCAACCTCATTTTTTTTTGTTTCATCTATCATTTTTTTATATCCTTAGTATAAATGAAGAACATCTGAAGGCTTTCTAACAATACCTATGATTTCATCATCATTCAAAATACGGTGTTCACCATATTTAGTTTTAAACCTAGAGCCAGCGTATCTGCCATACATGACAAACATTCCAACTTTACACCACGCTCCATCAGAAAATTTTTCCTTATCTTCATAAGCAAGACTTCCTGTTTTAATTACTAATCCAACAACTGTAGTCATTTGAATAGTTTCGTGGGTTTGTTCTGAAAGAAAAATACCTCCTTCAGTTTTACTTCTTCCAGAGTATGGTCGAATTAACATTCGATATCCAACTGGATCGGGTAAACTGTCTAAGTATTTTTTTATACCTTCTGGGTCTGTAGGGATTTTGATACCTTCTTGTTCGGTATCATCTGTTTTAGGAAGTATTAGTTCCTTCTCGGGCGTTATTATCGTCATCGATGTTCTCCTCTTTTTTTAGCAGGTCTTTAAGATCCTGAAGCAGTACTTCTAAAGCACTGAGCTTGCCCTTAGCATAGTGGAGCCTATCGACCGTGTCTATACCATAGCAAATATCCTGCTTGGTTTCATCGATGCGTTTTTTGATGTAATTCTTAACGATTTGTAACGTTCCTATATCAAGCATAATTATTTTTTAGTTTTCTTATAATATTAAATGATTCACTATTATCAAACTCTTTCTGTAAACCTATTTTATACGCCCATTCTTTAGCATTTGTACCCTTAATAAAGATCTCTGTTAAGTCCTCACCCCATTTTCTAACACCTCTTTCAAGGTATTGTTCTCTTCTAATTTTTTCTTGTTCGGTAGTCTCACTACCATCCCAACTAGACTTACCATGAAAATGTAGAGTTAGTGAATGATTTGCTATCATTGTTTTATAACCTTTTATGGCACATCTTATTCTATAATCCATGTCTTCACCTCCACAATTAGAAAAGGTATAATCAAAGTAACCAACTTCATCATGTATTTGATAAGGTATTCTTCCTAGATATAATTGCATAAATATTCTTTCTTTTAAATCATCAAATTTAAATCTAGACTGGTGATATTGAACAATACCGTCTAAATATTTTTCTTTACCAATATACTCCTCCAACTGCATACAAGGAGATGTACTAAATTCTTTTGTGGTGTATAAAAAATTAATATTACAAGAAGGTATTAATATAGCATCATCTCTTTGTTTTAATGGTTCAAACCAATTGTCGGTAAATATGATATCATTAGTAATAACTACAAAATGTTTTTTAAGTTTTTTAGCTATTCTTA